ATTACCGCAGACGAGTCCAAAGACTCCAGCGAAGCCCACTGGAGAGACTTCATGCCAGATTACTATGTTCCATGGAGACAGCACAAATCCATGCGGGTACACCTAATGTTAACAATACGAGATGACAAAGCAGGAGTAAAAGAGAAACATAATAGGGTAAGCAGTTAAAGGAAGCATATGAACGAAGAACATCTCTATCTGGAAATGCCTGAAGTTCCCCAAACAGATTTTATCTGGGGCGACTTTATACCAGAAAAAACTGTTGACGATCTGGTCAAATTTGTAGCAGAGTACGGATATATGCTTCATAGTAAAGAAGGAAGCACTACTCTAGGAATCAGTAAAGATCACAAAGACTCTGCTGATACTGCTTTAAGCGTTATTATACGACATCCTGCTATGGTTACTTTTTTGGATAACCTTCAAGAAGTGCTAGTTAAGTATATGGAAAAGTTCCCTTGGTGTGCTGGGTATGGTGCATTTAAGCCCCATCCACATTTTAATTATCAAGCATACCCTATTGGCGGCGGATATAAGACTTGGCATACTGAACGATCTGACGCAAGTCCTGAAACAGGCAATAGACTCTTTGCATGGATGACATACTTAAATGACGTCCCGGACGGGGGAACCGAATGGTTTCATCAAAGCTTGTACGTTCCTGCTCAAAAGGGCTACACGGTCATTTGGCCCGCAGACTGGACACACACCCATAGAGGCCGCCCATCTCCTACTACGGAAAAACAAATCGTTACCGGCTGGTATGAATTTGTATAATGTGCTATACTAGTGCCAATGGTAGAAAAAACACTCATTGTGATTGGCCTCCTCATGTTCCTCCATCTCATCTTATATAGATATATAAAGAGTAACTAGAAAGGAATCAGTGTGTGGTTACACATCCCTCGCAAACATATCTCAGTATCGCATCTGGAGTCGGAGGACTTGATTTGGCGGTTACGTCTGGGAGTTCTGGAACGGCTCATCCCATCTGTTACATTGAAAACGAAATTACTGCAGCCGCAGTCTTGGCGGCGCGTATGGAAGACGGAGCATTGGCTGAAGCACCTATTTGGTCTGACCTTAAAACCTTCGATTATGGAAGCTGGAGCGGCCTCGTGGATGGAATCGTTGCGGGCTTCCCGTGCCAACCATACAGTATCTCAGGAAACAGAAGTGGGGAACACCACCCTGCCTACGTATGGCCCTCTCTCCGAGATGGAATTAGAGCTGCCAATCCTGCATGGGTATTTCTTGAAAACGTCAGTGGAATCCTTGGATTCGGAGGATACGAAATCTTCCGAGACCTTCAAGAAATGGGTTACGAAGTTTCGTCAACACTCCTATCGGCGGAGGAGGTCGGCGCGTCGCATCGTAGGGTCCGACTCTTTATTTTGGCAAACTCCCACAGCAAGCGAGAAGCATCAGACGGCCAGATATGGGGATCGACAGTCACTTACGAGCCAAGCAATATATTTGTTGAACAACTCGGACAAGGGCCCGGAGAGTATGCAGAAGATTTACTCACTCAATCCGAATTTCGTGGAGGACATTATGGGACTCCCGACGGACTGGACATCACTTCAAAAGACCGCGCCCACCTCCTTGGAAACTCCGTAGTGCCCCTACAAGCAACAGTAGCATGGAGACTACTATGGCACAACTATGCCAGTAATAGAAAATAATTCAAAATTATCTACTTGTCGAGGTTCTGATCCCACCACCCATCCCTACTACGTCGGTACCCTCCGTTTGCATCCGCCATCTCGCTCACTCTGTTCGCTTCGATCGTGCGCGGAAATAATATTGTGTCAATAGCCAGTGGTAGATTTAGGTAGGTTTAGATTTAGGTAGGTTTTGTATTTGACTGTAGGCTTAGAGTATGGATCAGATTTTGAATTAGGTTGTCTTAAACTTAGCAGAAAAAAAAGCCGGCTAGTGTAGGGTCTAACCGGCTTAACTTAAATACTATGCTGAGTATTTATTATCCAATCGCGTGAGCTCAAGGTCCGACAGATTAGGGTAAAGCTTTTTCAATTGCTTAGCGTTCTCAGTCATGACCGGACGAGTTCCTATCTGCTCGTATTTTTCATGAACCAAAGCACTAAGAGTATTAATCTTAGTAACTCCATCAGCTTCAAACGATGGGATTGTGTACCAATCTTTAGCAAGCGCACGCGTTACCAGATCAATTTTCTTATACCCATGTCCTTTAGCGTATGCATGAGTTGCATAATTTTCTAATGCTGTATTCAATTTATTTCCTAGAGTACTTCTGAATACTCTAACTTTTCCACCATTCGAGAGAGAACCCAGAATTATATCTGTTGAATCAATCTCGATAACGAGCTGTGTGTTTTTCATATTTCCTACTTTCATATTCCTACTTTTTTCCCTACTTCAATTATTATCCTTTATTTGGTTGGCTATGTCAAGTGGTTTCTAATTGTTGAAAACCAGTAAATCAACCAACAGCCGGCTGGAATTTCGACACAACTCATATCACCCACCCGGAAATTAGACATACACACATACACACATACACACGTACGTTCTATAGATATACTATAGACTAAAGCTATAGTAAAAAGCCATAGCGATTATTATTATTATTATATATATATATATATATATATTATTTATGTTGATGATGACATGACATGATGATACTATGATGCTATGATACGTGTGTAATCCCACCCACCACCCTATTATAGTATACATATAATCACATGTCAAGTGTTATGTTACAGTTGTGTTACATGATGGTTACGATTAGGTTACATATGTGTTAATAGTGTGTGAAATCGTAGTAAAAAGCCTGAGATATCGCTAGTAGCTGAGCTTTATGTGTAATTAATATATCTATGGTGATTGATGTAGTGTGTACTAGCTATATAATTGTATTATGTATGGCATAGGTGGATCATATATGCATATGCGGGGAGAGAGGGGCTTGACAATGCTCCAAGATTTTGCTACGCTTGCCGAGCTTTGCGACGGCAATCCGATCAGAGGGTCAGGGTTCCCGAAGCGGCAGCAGAGGAGCCATTGATGAATAATAATAATAATAATATATACACCTGTGGGGCGTGTACATTCACGGAAGTAAGGGATATTAATGTACCCCCTAGAAGGGAGCTTGTTGATGTGTGTGCTAAACATGTCAAGCATACTAAACCCTATTGGGATCGTATTAAGCCTGAACCTGTGTTTGTAGAACTTCAATACAGTCCCATGTATAGCATTTATTGTCATGGGTGTAATGAATCCTGGGCTAGTAAACACCCACATAAGAAAGCTAACTACGGGCATTGGTTCACGTATGAAGACTTTCCTAATGGGGATTCACCTGAGTTCTGGGATAGTCATACGTACTACATGAAAGCTTGGAAGGCATGGGCTAAAGCTACACGTATACGCGAATCACAGGGATGGCGTACAAGAGGGCAGCTATCTATGGCAGACCTTAAAGGCATTAAAGAACAACACTCTAAGGTAGCGCGTATGATCGTATCTCGTGGTGGTGGGGTGTATAATGAACAGTTAGTGTGGACTAACGGGGATAAGAGCATGGATGCAAAAGGTTTATTTAACTTCTCTATGCGACGGCTTATAAAAGTTACATACAATCGTGATTGGGATTTATATCAGAAAGAAACGCGTGGTTTAGATTTGCTTGAGGACTTAGCTAGTACCGCCGTAGAGAAGTTTCTTACTGCACAATCGCGTAATCGTCGTATACGCAACCCATACAGTTACCTGAGTGCCTGCATTAACTCGGCTGTAATGGATTATAGACGCGAACGTGCGAAGATGAGACTCACTATAGTTCCCCATGACGTGATGGATTACGTGGAATCATTAGGGATATCTGATCCTAATGCGACTATGGACGTGTATGAAACCATTAAACAAAAACCACACACGAAGGTGGATATACATACGTTAACTAAGTTATTAGATGAGAAGGATATTAAAGTAAAACCTGCCCATATACGGGCTGTATTCAACGCGTTAATCGGAAAGAACAGGGGGTTACAGGGTAATCAGACTACGCGTAGGTACATTAGGCACGTTATACAGCAACTTAAGGAGGTTGATGATAGCGCGTTGTATGCAATACACGCAAAGCTCACGAGTACTGAGCATGACGTAGATATGCAGGTTAAGAAAGAGTTAAGCACAGTAGGGATATACCCTAATATACAGTAGAGAGGATTGTATTATGGCATGTGTTAAATGTGGTGGTACGCGTACTGCTGCGGAGATACGCGGGTTTGAGTATAACTATTATGAGGATGAAATAGATATACGCGCGAAATATACGGATGATGAATGGGATACGTATCAACGCGAACAAGAAGAAGAAGCTAAAGTAATATCTAAAATGTTACGCGATAAATGGATAGCTAGTGATAATACGCTTGATGAATGGTATACGGATGAGTTAGATACTGTATGTCATTGTGATGATGATGGGCGTACAGTCGTATATCCTGATGGGTATGTAATAATGGCTCCTGATGGGGGTCTTAAGGAACATATACACAATTATAAGTATATGATATAACACACACGCACGAGTATATATATATATATATATATTACTGTGTGTATATGAGTATGTGTATATCTATTACTGTGTGTATATATTATTGTGTATGTGTATACATACGCGTACACACGCGCGTATATAAGAAAAAAGGTCGGTTGGTTTAACCCCGTAGGGGTTATCCAGTCTATCAGTCATACATATTGTGCCGACTTAGAAGGTACATGGTATGTATAGCGAAGGAAAAACTTGCCATCAGACCCCGAAGGGGTCTGTCCGGCTGGGAAGTCAGTGTTTGTGGAGCCAGACCGAAGGGAGTCTGATTATGCCTAAGATTGAGATTGATTACACGGTATTAGTAACAGATGAAGGAGAGTTCTGTTTACGAGGGGGTATATTATATCAAGATAATGTACCAATGCCGTATGTTGATGACCCTCAACAAGAGTTTTATACGCTTGTTAATGAGGAGATAGATGGGTTAGGTAGTAACGAT